GGCTTTAAAAGTGATGCAAGGGCCATTGCACAAGAGTTTGGCACAGGTAAAATGCCAGCACAGCCATACCTAAGACCAGCGTTAGAGAGTCAATCACAGGAAACCGTGAATAGGTTGGCTGAAGGTTTACGCAAATACATTTCAAAATTTAGGGCAAAAACATGACAAAACTCAGTTCTGCATTTGGCGCAACTTATGACAAGATGCGCCGCGAAATCTTGACTCGCAAATTTGAACTTGGCGGCTTTACGTTTAAAGTCCGTGTTCCTTTGGTTGCAGAGTCTGACGCGATTTACACGCGCATCACCAATCCTGACGAAGCAAAAATTGAAAGCATTTATCAATTGCTTGTTGAGCCTTTGCAAAAGTTTCGGGATTCATCTGAGGCCACTGAATCAGGCTTTGAGTTTTTGGAAAACGATGTGTTGGTGCAAGGAAAGTCTTTGCGCGAAGCAGCCAGAAACAAAGCGTTGACTGAAGCTAGGATTGTTGAATACATCAAGTTGCTTGTTCCAGAAGACCCTGAAGCAAGTTTAAGTGACGTTACATATGATGACATTGAGGCTGAGTGGCCTTTGAATGTTCAGTTGGCGTTGTGCGAAAAGATCGGTGAAGTTATCAGTCCTAACTACAAGGAAACTCGGGGAAACTGATTGGCTCGTTAAAGACGCAAGTTGAAACAGCTTTAATCTTTAACGGGCATACACCCGAATCAATTGCGGCGCTGGATGGAATAACGATGGCGCGTCTTCAGACTATGTACGGGGACGGGGTTATTGGGAATCACAAGACAATTGAAATGCTTGGAACGCTTATAACTGGTGTGTTTAATTATGTTCGTGATTCAAAATCACGACCTTATACACTAGCCAATGTAGCGGGTTCAGCCTATGATTACCTCTACCCTCCGCTGCCTCCAGAAGCGCAAAAAGAGGCGGCAAACAACAGCTTGCTTGCCTTCTTAAGCCAAGCACCGGGATTTGAAAAAGACAGGTTTAAGGTGAAAAACGATGGCTAATATGATTGCCCGATTGGGCGTTTTGCTTGGTATTGACAGTGCTGAGTTTGTTCGCGGCATTGATGGGGCAACCAAAAAGTTAGAGCAATTTGGAGATGCTGCTCAACAGTATGGAAAGGTTGCGGCTACAGCTTTAACTGCGGCTGGAATTGCGGCTCTTAATTACGCAGATCAAATTGTTGACGTAGCCAAAGCCAACGACATTGCTGTTGGATCAGTTTTAAAGTTGCGCAACGCTCTGCAAGATAACGGAGGCGAAGCAGACAACGCTGCAAAAATGCTTTCATCCTTTGTTGGCTTTGTTGACAAGGCGGCTGATGGTGGATTGGCTGCACAGCAAACAATGTCACGGTTGGGCGTTACTCTAAAAGATGTTGGCAATTTAAGCATTGATGAATTGCAAAACAAGTTAGTTAAGTCTTTGGCTAATGTCGAAGATCCAATAACTCGTAACGCAATGGCGATGGAAGTTTTTGGCAAGGCCGCAAAGGGCGTGGACTTTGTTGGTATGGCTGACAGCATGAGTGACTTGAGCACTATTGCTGATGAACAAGCTAAAGCCTTTCAAGATGCTGCTGATGTAATTGGAATCTTTGAAAAGCAATCTCGTGATTTGGCTGTTGTCTTGGTGACCGAGTTAGGACCGCCATTGCTTGAAACTATCAATTATTTTTCACAGTTAAGCAGTCAATCTAATTTATTTGGAAGCGTTTTTAAAGTTGTTTTTCAAACAGTGGCTGTTGTTGCTGCTAACGTGGCATTTGTCATCAAGAGCATTGTTACTGAAATAGAACTGCTAGTTAAGCAGACAATTGCATTGGCAACCTTTGATTTTGCCAAGTTTAAAAATCTTGGTGAAGAAGGCCGAAAAGAAGCATTAGCTAATTTGGCTGCATTGCAAGCGTTTGAATTTAGAGTCATGGGTTCGCCAGATGGACGCAAAGGGTTAGACGATCCCCGTATTCCGCAATCTAGCAAACCAAGTGGCCCACTACGCGCAACAAAAGTTGCTGTAGACCCTGAAGCCAAACGATTGGCTGCTGAAGCTGAACGCGAAGCCAAACGTATACGCGAAAACGATATAAAAATTGGCGAACTTATGAATCGTCAAATTGACGAAAGGTTAAAAGCAGAACAAAAACTGCGTGATGAAGAAATAAAACTTGGTGAAAACAGAAACCGTCAAGTTGAAACGTATTTCAAAACCAACGAGCAAATCAAAGAACGTCAGACGCTTGAGTCTTTGTCAATTGATCGTCAACGAACAATTCTTGACTATGAACAACAGACAAGGTTGATGCGTGAAAAAGACAAGCAACTAGCACTAGACATTTTTAACATTCGCGCACAGCAGGAAGACAAGATAAGGGCTATCCAGCAAGAGACAAATTTGTTGGAAGCTGATCGTGAAGAACGAATTAAGAACCAAAACCAATTAGCTGAAAAAGCAATTGAGTTGGCAAAGGAGCGCAACCGTGTAATGCGCGAAATGCAAGAGGGTGACGAAACAAAAGGCTTTGGCAAACGTGCTGAAGAATTTTTTGCCTTTGCTCCAACAGCAATGGAGAACGGCGCTCAAATGTTTGATTCGTTAATGGGCAACATGACCAGTGCGCTAGATAACTTTGTCAGCACTGGCAAGCTGTCTTTTAAAGACCTGACGCGCAGCATCATTCAGGACTTGATCCGCATACAACTACGGGCGCAAATGACAAGTTTGTTTAGCCGTATGTTTGGCATGAGTGGATCGCCATATCAACCTGCCGCTGTTATGGGACTGCCGGGATATGCTGATGGCGGTTCGCCTGAAGTTGGTCGCCCAAGTATTGTTGGCGAACGTGGCCCTGAAATCTTTGTGCCTCGCACTGCTGGAACAATCATTCCTAACCATGCTCTTGGCAACATGGGAAGCACCACCAACGTAACAAACAACTACATTAATGCCATTGACACCAAATCGTTTGAAGACAGGCTTCTAGGCAGTTCTAACGCGATTTGGGCGGCTAATCAGTATGCCAACAAATCATTGGCAGTTAACAGGGGTCGTGCATGAGCTTCCAAACCATTTTTGAGAATCAGGAATCCATGACGGTGAACAACCGCCGCATGGTTGGTCAACAAGTCGCTAGGTCGGGCTTTATTACTGTGGCGCAGTACCTAACGGCTGTGCCTTGGGTGTTCACGGTCACGCCTAACAACTTTCTGTACTACCCAACAGCACGGGCAATAATTCAGGCGATTGACAACAAAGACCGCCAGTTGCCAGAAACGATTACGTTCAACAGTAGTCAGTTGTCGTGGTTCACTCAAAGGCTTGGAACGGCTACTACAGCCACTTTAAATGGTACGCCTACACCAAACACACAAACGCTTGCCTTGACCTCTAACGGGACGTTTAAGGCTGGTGATTTCATCATGGTAGGCGGCTATACCTACAAGATCACAGCAGACTCTGCTGGCTCGTCTGTGAACATTCACAGGCCGTTGATTGGTACGCCTAGCTCTGGTGCTACTGTGTCAATTGGAAACGCTTGCACATTTAGTGTTGTGGCTGAAGTTTGCCCAACGTATACTCTTACTCCAATGACAAACGGCGCTTTTGTCAATTGGGATCAACCGTTCGTTTTTCGGGAATACATCACATGACAACAATCAATGCTGTATCTGGCCCACAGATTAACCATGCAGAGTTTGTGAGGCTGACAGTTGGCAATGCTGCTACTGTCTACACGTTCTGCAACGCTGCTGCGCCTATCACGGTTGGTGGCATTACGTTTAGCAACCTTGGCTCTTTGCTTAGTGTTGGAGATGTTCAGCGTGACATCAAGGCCACATCTGATGACATGACAATTCAATTGACGGGTATTGACCCGGCAAACATTGGCATCATCCTTGGCAACGACATCAAAGGCTCATTGGTTGAAGTGTGGCGTGGATTCTTTGACGCAAACAACCAGATTATTACAACGCCTACAACGCAATTCTTTAAGCGTTATCAGGGGATCATCAGTGGCGTGTCAATTACTGAAGACTTTAACTCTGAACTGAGGCAAAGGATTGCTACTTGCTCAATTGCTTGTTCGTCTATGCGCCGCATTCTGGAAAACAGACTGTCAGGTGTAAAAACAAACAAAAGCAATTGGCAGTTTATCTATTCTGGCGATACCTCAATGAATCGTGTGTCTGAAATTTCAAACACATACTTTGACTTTGGGCAACCTCCAAAAACGCAAACGCAAGCCAGCGAGACTACTGTTGATGTAGACGTTAGTGTTTATGGCAACAGTAATTAAACATGATAAGACTAGCAACAAGATACGACATACCAAGACTGCTTGAGATTGTAGAAGCATATGCTTACGAAAATCCAATTAAAGTTCTTGGGCAAACGGCAAACCACTATCCCAAATACGTTGAAGAACTGTTGTTTGGGATTATCAAAGGTCGTGGGTTTATCTTTATTGATAACAACATGACGGGAGCAATAATTGGCATTAAACAAAACAACATTTGGTGTCCACAAGTCAAAGAGTTGCATGAACTGTTGTGGTGGGTTGAGCCAGAGCATCGTAACGGCTCTATTGGCGGTAGGCTTTGGAAGGCTTACGACGAGGTTGCAAGCGTGATGCTAAAACAAGGGGAAGTTGATTGTGTTTACACATCAATTTCAGCATCAGGTCCGTTGATTGATTACACCAAGCGTGGCTACAAAGCTGTTGGTGCAAGTTTTGTGAAGGAATAAAAATGGTTGCGACAATGATTGCTGCTGCGGGTGCTTCTCTTGCATCAGCTTTAGGGGTAAGTGTTGCCTTTGGAACTTTTGCGGTTAGCTTTGCGGTGTCCATGATTGTGACCCGCATTTTTGCAGACAATCCAGAGCAACAGCAAGACATGGGCGTTCGCCAGCAAGTACCGCCAAGCGCAGTTAACGCTATTCCTATTGTTTATGGCAATGCCTACATGGGCGGTACGTTTGTTGATGCTGTTTTGACAACAGATCAAAAGACAATGTATTACGTCTTGGCTATTTCAAGCATTAGCCCTAATGGACAGTTTACGTTTGATACCACCGATATGTATTACGGTGATCGCAAAATTGTTTTTGATAGCACAGACTTGACTAAAGTTATCAAGTTAAATGATGAGGCAACCCCTCCAAATGAAGACACAAAGATCAATGGTAATTTGTACATTAACCTGTACAAATCAGACGATGCTGGCAATATTGTTTCATTGAACGGCGCTCCACCTCCAAGCACAGTAATGGGCGGCAGTGATATTCCTGTTGCTCAACGATGGACAGGCACACGGCAGATGAACGGTCTTGGCTTTGCAATTGTGAAGCTGGTTTACAACCGTGATGCTGGTACTACCCAACTGTCTCCAATTACATTTAAGGTTTCTCACACATTGCATGGAACAGGAGTAGCAAAGCCGGGTGACGTTTGGGCTGACTACATTAGTAACTTTACCTATGGCGGCGCTGTACAGTCCGTTAATGTGGATGTTGCAAGCGCAATAGCATTGAATGCTTATAGCGATGAACTTATTACGTTCACCAATAGCAGTGGTACGCCTTCTACACAAGCCCGTTACCGCATCAACGGCGTTTTAGATGCGGGTGAAACTGTGCTGTCAAACATTGACCGCATCATGTCTTCTTGTGATTCATGGATGACATACAACGCTGCATTGGGGCAGTGGGCTGTTGTTATTAACAAAGCAGAAACAACTTCCTATGCGTTTACTGATAACAACATCATTGGTGACATTCGCGTAAGTGCAACAGACATCACTAGCTCTATCAATCAGGTAGAGGCAAGATTTCCATTTAAAGAGAATCGTGACCAAGCAAACTTTATCAACATCAAAACACCAACTATTCTGTTGTATCCAAACGAGCCTGTTAACAAGTACAGCATCACATACGACTTGGTGAACGATTCTGTTCAAGCACACTACCTTGCAAACAGGTTGCTTGAGCAAGCCCGTGAAGATTTGATTGTCAGTTTCAACACAACATATTTCGGCATTCAAGTTGATGCTGGTGATGTTGTTAGCGTAACCAACTCAGACTATGGATGGTCTGCTAAGTTGTTTCGTGTGATGAAGGTAAACGAAGCATCGTTAGCTGATGGATCGCTTGGCGCTCGTCTTGAATTGAGCGAGTACAACGCTCAGGTCTACGATGACCAAACAATCAATCAGTTTGCGCCAGTGCCTAACAGCGGCTTGCCATCTGCTATATTTTTTAGCCCATTATCTGCGCCAACCGTTTCGGCAAGCAATCCCGGAAGTGCTATTCCCAACTTCAACATATCCATAGCAATTCCAGCGACAGGCAGGGTTACTTATAGTGAGTTGTATTACACAACGGTTGCCGTTCCAAGTTCAAGTGATTGGAAGTTGTTGGCTACAGCAAACACGATTGATGGTGAGCCTGTCACGCCAAGCACCACATACGTTTTTGCCAATCAAGTATTGCCTACTGGCGCAAGTCCAAGTGCAACATACTATTTCAGTTACCTTGTTGGCAATGATTTGGCTAAGTCAGACCGCAGCCCAATCAGCGCATCGTTTACTTGGACACCTGTAGCAAACGTAGGACCAACTGGCCCGACAGGATCGCTTGGCCCGACAGGAACAACAGGCCCGTCTGGACCTACAGGAAGTCTTGGCCCTACAGGTTCTCTTGGACCAACAGGTAGCACTGGACCTACAGGAAGTCTTGGCCCTACAGGAGTATCAGGCAATAAAGTTGCAACTGTATTTTTGTATCAATGGGCAACATCTACCCCACTTAATCCATCAGGTCAATCAACCTATACATGGAACC